GCAGATGCGATTGTCACCGCAGCGGATCCAGCTCTCTGGCCTGCACTGTACTGACTGGATGCGTCAATCGTGGCCGTGACCAGAGGCTGGCCCACGTACCGGCTTGTAAACTGGACGGTCGTTTTGTGCGAAGAGTCCCATGTCGTCCCGCCAGTATAGGAGAAACCGCCGGGCATCGACACTGTATACGTTTTGCCGTTGCTAGCCTTGACGATGCAGCGGCCACCAGACTCCCATCCAGAGGATGAGAGCGTGACACTGTTGACGCCCTCCTGGACCGCAGCGGCTCTGCTAAAATTTACATCAGCAGTGCCCAGGAAATTCGAAACGACTTTCCCGTCAATCGAAAACGTATGATTTGCATATCCGGTATTGCCCACGCTCAGAGATCCGACACTCGCGGATCCACTGACCGTCAAATGATTGGATTCTGCAGACGTGGCTGTCAGTGACGTGGTCCGGATCGATGACGCAAAGCCGGCTGTCATTTTGTTGATTTCGGTGTTAAGTTTGTTGATCGTTACATAGTCATCAGCAATGACCTTGATGTTTTTTGCATTGACACTAATAGACCCTGCGTTTACCTGGATATTATTTGCGTTGGTCTCGATGAGATCCGCATTGGTCTGGATCGCCGTCGCATTCGTCTGGATCGCGAATGCATTGTTTTGGATCAGTGTCGCATGATTGCTGATCATGCCTGCATTTGTATCGATCCTGCCGGCATTTGTCGCAATATTCAGCGCGTTCGCTCTGATATTCTGGGCGTTAAGATTGATGTTCTCGCTGTTCGCGGAGATCGCGTTATCTGTAATCTCGAAGTGTGACGCTGTGTTTTGTGAGAGATTGACGACATCCATGTCGATCCGGTCGGCCCTCTGTTTGATCTCAGAAAAGCCCTTGTCAGCGTCTTCGCGGTTTTTTTCGACCTTGCTCGTGATCTGATCGGCTCTGACATCGATAGATGCCATTTCGGAGCCCAGGGCGCCCTCGCGTTTCGCGAACATGAAGATGCCGCTCGGATCCAACTCGATGCCCGCAGCTCGCAGCAGCTCACCCTGTTCTGTCAGGATCGTGTCCTGGGCATGCAGGTCCACAGTGTTTTTCTGAACCTTGGTCTTTGTGTCTTCCAGATCCTCGGCTGTTTTCTCGAGTTTCTCCTCGGTCTCCGCTGCCTCATCGGCCATGTCCTGCTGCGTCTGGCTTAGGCTGGCCAGGCTGCCGGCAGCGGAAAATGGCTTGTTGGCCAGATCGATGGTCACCCGGTCCGGCGTGTCCAGGACATCCGGATAGGTCACGACTATGATCCGCTCGTCCAGGGTAATGCCACGGCTCGCGAAATTGACCCGGCAAAGCTGGCCCAGGTCGAACATGTCAAACATGTCGCCGCTGAGCTTATACAGCTCATATCCGGAGATGTCGATCTGAACGAATGGATTCCCGTGCTCTCTGAAAAAGCGGGCAGCATAGGCATCCGCATCCGGCCAGTCGGTCGTTGTGATGCCTGCAGTCTTTTCGACGATGCCCCATCTGCTCTGGAGTGTCGCATCGTCGAAGGTCCGGTATGTCGTGCTCGAGCTGTCCCCGGATTCGTTGGTTATGCTCAGATACAGCCTCGTACACAGGTCGCCATCGTCCCAGGAGATCCTGCCATCCTCGACATTGCGGGAGAGTCGGAACTCCGACCGGACGTTCGACGGCTTGGCCAGGAAGTTAATCGTCCATGGCCATGTGGAAAAGTCATAACTGAAATAGTAATCCTTTTCCTTGTCTCTGAGCTTGTTGAGCAGGTCGTACAGCTTGGTGTATTTGATCTTGTCCTTGTAGGTTGTAGTGCATGCACAGGTGCCAAGCTGCCAGTATGCGCTTTTTTGCTTGGCCAGGACCGCCTGGATGTACTCGGTCGGTGTGCCGGAGAATTCCTGTTCGCCATCAAAGATCGAATCGCTCAGCACATCGACCATGTGCTTGAGCTCGTATGTGATGCCATTGCCGAGCTCCTGGTTGATGGAGATCACACGGAATATCCCTGCGCTGCCGTGCTGCGTGTAAACCTCGACCATGGTATGCATGGCCAGGGATGCCGTTTTCTCCGGCAGCGTCATGGTTGCGTGGCTCGTGTCTTCCAGTGCCAGGGTCACGCTCAGAGCGGTGGGATCCAGGCGTCGGACCTCATTCCTGGAGGCATCCAGCACTCTGGGCTTTCTTACGATCGTCCTCATGCCCACAGCCCCCTCACACTAAAGACTGCGTGCACCGGCTGATCCGTGCCATACACACGCAGCCGCGTGCCGGCGGTCCCAGGGATCACCAGCAGGTCGTCGGAGCTGGCCGCTGTTCGGCAGCTTAACTTTTCGGAGCCGTTGCCGGTCAGTCGCAGCAGCCCGGTCTCGTCGTAGCGGATCACGAATGTCTTATTCTTCGGGATTGCCAGCCCTGTGAAGGACATCGAAGTGGATCCAGCCTGGACCGTGATCGTGTTAAGCGCTGCCGTGCCTGAGTTGGTGATCGTGCACTCCACCAGGTCATACGGTGCCGAGCCGCTGGGCTGCATGTCCACGTATGCGCTGCCGCCTGCTGCGGAGATGTCCAGGTTGTACCGCTGCGGGTTCAGAGACTCCCAGAACGGGATCGCCTTCGCTGCGAATTGGATGTCAATCGACTGGTTGATATCCCGGACTGCACCCAGCACAGGCCAGGATCTGGGGATGACCTGCAGCTTCCGGTCCGGGCGATAGGACACGGTCAGCTCTCCGCCGGCACGCATCCAGCTGCCGATCTGCTCCACCAGCTGCCCTCTGAGCGTCCGGTCGTACAGTTCGCGGAGGATGATCTCCACGCTGATCGTCAGCTCGGTGCGATCATCCGCCAGGATCCGTTCGCCCCAAAAGCCAGGGCGCTCGCCTGTGGTGGTGTCATACGCGGGCTGGTTTTCTGTAATGCCGTTGATGAGGATCTTCGGAGACAGATCCCGAAGACGGTTATGATTGAGATAGATCTCTAAAGGCTGCCTGGTCATGGGATCACCTCCTTTGTTTGATCATTGCGCCGATTTGTGCATTGACGATCGGGGCCACCATCTGGCCGACGATCTGCTTGTCCATGATGATCGTGGCATTCATCGCACCATCGCCGCCGACTGCGACCGGAGCCGCTCCAGCTGATGCCCTGGGTGCTGCACCGTGGTATGCATAGACCGGCGCCGGTGTATTGCCAGCAATTGACAGCACATCATTGACTGCCGCCTGGACACGCTGCCGGCCATCGAGCAGACCATTAACAAAGCCGGCGTCGAAGTATCCGCCCAAGCCCTCGGCGACCTTGGACGGGCTGTGAATCTTGAGCGTTGCCTTGATCTTGTCGACCGCCGCCTGGGCGACTTTCGCCGCTGCAGCTACAACCAGACTCTGACCGTCTGCGATACCATTGGCGAGGCCTGTGTCCATGTCCAGACCGATCTGATGGGTGATGGTACTTGGCGAATGGCTGCCAGTGGTCTCTTTGAGCATGTCCACAGCTTCCTGGCCCATCAGCTGGGACGCGTCCGTCACCAGGTTGGAGTTTTCACTGACACCTTCAGCCATGCCGGTATCGATGTCTGTACCAACCTGCTTCGCCTGATCTGCCAGTGCTGTCTGCTGCTCGGTCAGAAAAGAGCCGATCGTTGTTATCAGCTCATTCATAAAATATTCGGTCTGCTGGCCTATGGCTTCGTTGGACTGCAGCCAGCCCTCAATGCCGCCGTACTGGTCGAACATCTTAAAAGCATCCGTGTCGGCCAGGCTTGGCATCTCTTTAAGCATGCCTTCGGTGTCCAGGTCTTTCCACAGCGAGATCGCAGTCTGCATATCTCCGGAAGTCAGCGCCTGGTTGAGGGTATCCATGGCCGTGGCCAGTGCTGAAACCTTTCCGGCTGCTTCTTCGTTGGCAGTGCCAAATTCCTCGGTCAGAGCAACATTTTTCTCGTAATTCGCTTTGTTGGCAGCATCCTGGAGTGCCTGGATGCCGGCAGCGATCCCAAAGGCACCCATAACCATCGCAGTCGTCGCGCCGGCCGTGGTTCCGAGTACTTTCCCGCCTACATCAAGTACCTTTTTGATCACCGGCGAGCCATTGGACTTTGGCTGCATGGTATTTGTAGCCGTTTCTGTGGCTGTTTCTACAGCACCACCACCGCCGCCCGCAGCCATCTCTTTGTATGCTTTGAGATTTGCCAGCGTTTTGACGTTGTTGATCAGCTGCAAGAACTTGAGGACGTCCTTGGCGACTTCCATGCCGGCGATCGCAGCAGCCACACCCTTTAACGTGCTGACGATGGTATCCCCGTTGTTACCGGCCCACTCGAGAGCGCTGGTCAGGCCTTCGATTGCCTTCTTTGCTTTGTCCAAGATATTGGCGAATGTGTCGCCATTTAACTCACCGGCAAGCGATTTCACCAGACCAGAGAGTGCATCATTGAGTGCACTCATGGCCTCCTGGCCTTCTGCGGAATTAAGAAATTCCTGAAGCTTGCCGGTAGCGTCTCCGAGTAGATTAGCAACCTCAGTCAGAGCAGGCGCAAGATTGGCCCAGAAAGAATTCTGCAAAGAATCCCATCTGGATTCGAGCTGCATCTGAGCGTCATTGAGCTTGCCAAGTGCTTCAACCTGCTCCTGGGACACTGTGGCATTTTCCTTGGCCCATTCCATCTGTTCCTTGTAGGCCTCAGATCCTGCTTCGATGATCGGATTAAATTGCTGCCACTGTTTCCCCAGCAGCTCAACAGCCAGCCGGTTCCGATCCACTTCGTTGGTGGTATTGTGCAAGACGTCGATGATATCCCAAAATATTTCTTCAGCAGATCTGAATTCCGGATTTGCAGCCTTGTAATTTGCACCGGCCTCGCGCGTGGCAATGCCCAAATCGTTCATTTTCTGCTCTGCATCAGCAATGTAATGAACGTCTTTTTTTGAATCTTTCTCGTGGTCGGCTATGCTTTTCTGGATCTCCGCTGCCCACGAGTTTTGATCCTGGAAAATCCGAGTGTATTCCTTCGAGATCGCACTAACATCAGTGTCTACGATTTTCGATGCGTGCTGCATCTGCTGGTATGTTTCAACATCCACACCCAGCCGGCTGGCCTCAGTAGCTACAGTATCAGCCCAGTTTCCGGATGCAGTACCGAGATCCCAAAGCTCTTTTGCAAATTCGCTTGCACGTTTAATGCCAGAAATCAGCTTCTGCTCGACGCTATCTATGGCATCGATAACACCCTGGAGCGATAAATTGATGCCCAACCCGGCCAGTGCATCCGCAAATTTACTACCGGCATCCGCTGCATCACCTGCTGCCTCGCCGAATTCTTCGGTGGGTTTGACTGCATCGCCTGCACTTTCGCCCTGCTTTTTGATCTGCTCTGATGTGGTTTTTGCTGCTGTTTCCAAGTTATTTAACTTGGTTTTGGCATTGTTCAGCGTAGTTTCCCACTGCTGATATTTACGATCGTTTTTATCGACGCCATTGGCAGCCATATCCGCCAGTGCTTTTTCAGCAGCTGCGACGGCCTCTTTTTGTGCAGCAATCTGTTTCTGCAGGATCTCGGATTTTTTGGTCAGGTACTCCTGCGCGTCGCCGGTCTTCTTAAACTGGGACTC